GCAAGACAGTCTAATCTATCATCATGTCTAACTGCACCTTTTTCACGACACATTCTACTCATTTGATAGAATAGCATGTATAGGAGTCGTTCTTCTGGTGCAGCATCTGGATTAGATTTAAAATCCCATTCAATCACATCACGGTTAATAACCAACCGATGTTGGTTCATGATGGGTTCTAAAGCATCAATGATTCGGTCTTCTTTTCGTACGTTGGCACGCACCTCTTCAATATCAACGGATTGTTTGGTTTGTTGTAGGTGTTTACGAAAAAGTTCTGCAACAATACCATCACCAAAGTTAGTTTCAATAAGAAGTTTAGAAACGCCATACTTTTTACATCCCTTTAGAATGTCCAATAACGTTTGGTCTGAGTATCCATCCTGGTAAGCACGCATTTCGTGCAAGTACAAGAAACCGTTTCGTTGGGATATAAAAGCTGCTGCTGTCTCATCCGAGCCACGACCCGACGGGTCAACACTGCAGATTGTCTCTGTGTAGGGATCCCAGTTTCCTTGGAGCTGCATTGGAGAGTAGAAATAATCTCCAGGGAGACCGACAGTTGGGAGGTCTTTGATGACGTTTTGGGGATCGGAGCACCAAACAACGGCTTCAGGGGCAGAGCTAGGATTAACAGAGGTGACAATAAGGTCAGCCATTTTAAGTGGGAATTTTTCTGCATCACTAAGACTCGTATCTAACATGAACTGCAACATAAAGTTGCTACGACCCATTGAAGCTTCACGTTCAAGTAGGTCATTGCTGTCGAAACGATCAGGATCAGTAACATCCCAAGGTTCGGCACCATTATCTAAATCTTCAGCCAGCTGAGGCGCTAGAAGCCCTTCGTATTTAGAAATAGCCCTAGGGTACCTAGCAGTCCAAACAAAGGGCTTGTAGGACCTCTCAGCTAGCTTACGATAGATTGTAAAGGTTGTCTGAGGTGTACCCAGATACATAATACGTGAATCCTGTTTAGGAGTAAGGATAGATTCAGCTTCTGTACAGAGTTGAAGTAGTTTTTCACGCATTAATTCAGTCATTGAGTTACCAGGAACTTCAATGTCATCAAGAATCATGAGGTCAGCCCGGCTACCCGTAAGCTGACCCGTGATACCAACTGATTTAACAGAAGGTGCTTGGTGAGGACTACAATTAATATCAAAGGACACCCTGGACCAACGAGAGTCATCAGACTTAGGTCTCATATGGGCTAACCAAGGTGTCTCAATGATTAATTTTTGTAGAAAGATTGACATGTTATCTGCCCGTTCTTTAGAGGCAGAGATAATCATTATCTTTTTCTCAGCATCGTTAAACAAAGTCCAAAGAACAAAAGCACCGGTAATCCAGGACTTACCCACACCTCGGAAGGCTTGGATTTGTAGACGCTTGGGACCGTGTTGAAGGTAGTCAGCGATTGCATATTGTGCACGGGTAGGTGAAGGTAAGTCTAATTCACTCCAGAGAGCCTGTAGGAACAGTTTAAAGTCGCTTTGTAATAGTTCTACTGTGTTCATAAATTAAAAGCCAAACAATATTGCACCACCTACAGTTTTAAGACCACCAAGGATTTGTTTACCAGCGTACTCAAGTTCGTTAAGGGGGTCAGTTACAACCTTTTCAATAAAATCAGAAGAACGCATAGGATCAGGTTTGCCTTGTGCAATAGCTTCCTGCCTTATGTTTTCAACGGTTTGGCTTAATTTTTCAGTAGTTTGAGGATTTTTGCTTCTATCCTGAACTTGCTGTAAAGTTCCAACATAACCCTCTCCTGTTGCACCTTCTAAAATGGCATCAGCTAGTTGATAACCACCAACTGCACCAGCAGCTGGTCCTAAAGCACTACCTGCAGCAGCGGCACCAGGTATTTTTGATAAAAATGGTGCAACCAAACGACCACCTTGTTCAACTAATGCGCCGCTAACTGCACCACCAAGTGTTTGTACAAGAGCTTCTTTAGGTTTACCTTGAAATAAAGATTTAACAGCTTCAGGCTCAATAGATGTAGCAGCACCAACTGCTGCTCCAAGTGGGTTTTTTCTAATATAATCAACAGCACCACTAATTGCAGCACCTACAGGATCTACATTAAACATCTGTGAACCTTGCATAGGCGGCAATCCTAATTTAGCCAAACCTTTGTTTACTTCACCCCTCATAATAGCAGCCTGCTCTGATGCCATAAATTCTTTAACCGCAGCTTGTCCATCATAAAACATAGAACCAGCTTTAGCAAAAATTAATGGCAAAGGAGTTTTTCTTGTAGCCTTTTCAATTACACCAATACGTTCAGCTGATGTAGTAGGGTCAAGTATTTCAGGAAAACCTGCTTGTACAAATACATTACGCTGCCTTTGCACTTGTGGCGTAGCGCTTGTTTCAGCAAATCGTTCCTGCTGTTGTAAGATAGAAGGAAGCAAAGCTTTAACTTGTTCTTCAGCACTTGCTTGGACTAATTTTGGATTTAAACCTAATTTGTCAGCTAAATTTTGCCCAGCTCTATGTAGATAAGGAAAATCCTCAGGACGTATAAGACCAGCTTCTGCAAAAACAGTCCCTTTAGCTCCTAATCGACCTTGGTGCCAAAGCTCATCAAAAGCACCAATAGCGTTTAAATTTGCTTGGTTGTCGCCAGGAGTAGCGCCAGTTAAATCAAAAATACGTTTTTTAGTGTCTTCCCAAATATCAATTGGTGTTCTAATTCCAAGATCACCACCGGTTCTATCAGCAATAATGTGATGAAGAGGGATGCCTTTAACGTACTGAAAATCTCTCATTAAACCATCTTCAGTTTTCCTGAGTTTTTTAATTAACTCCTCAGGCTCCATGTAAGGTTTTTCCAAAACATCTTGAAATACAGTAGGATCCCAAGCAAAAGCTGCTCCAAAACGTCTCCATTTTTTAAGATCGTTTACATCACCACTAGGTAGTTTAATTTTATTTTTTTGAGCAGCTTGTAACCTGTCAAGATTTTCTACAATTGTAGCTTGAACAAGCTGATACGCTCGCTTCGTTTCTCTATCCATTAAGTAATATACTCCATAATAAGTTTTTCACGGAGTCTATTAACTCCAAATTTGTCTCTCATCCAAGAGATGACGGGTTCGCTTCCTTTGTCCTGATTACAACTAGTGCAGGCACATACGACATTCGTTGCAACGTCTTCACCCCCACGACTGCGAGGATGGACGTGATCAATAGATAGTTGAGATAAGTCATAAGTCTTTCCGCAATAAATACATGTGTGATCAAAATGTTCCTTGATACTGCGCCTCCACAGGCGCTTAGCTTCTGGTGAGGTCATAGCTATCAAGTTTTGCAAGTAGTAATCAGGGGTAGGAAACAGAGGGGTCATTTTTTACACTTAAGTTTGCCACGGTTACGAGCACGATTTTTAGATGCTTTTTCCATACGAGTACCACCACCTTTACAGTGTGATACATCTTTACCGTCACCGTTACCGTAGGTACCTTTTTGACGGTTAATACGGTTTAGCTCTACTCGTTTTTTGACAACCTTGTCCTGTTTTTGATATTTAGCCTGTTGCTTACGGCGTTTAGCCGCAGCTTTAGGGTTTTTCTTGTAGTACTCAGACGTTCTGCTTGCCATAAAGCCTCGTTTGGACAAGTTCTGGGTCAATTTGAGGCATGATGTTTGCCAGTTTATCCAGTGGGCTACCTTCAAGGGCGACACCACTGATGTCGTTAGTTTTTAGCCAGTCACAAGCGGCTTTCAAGTCTTGAGTAGTTGCCTCACCCGATTTAATACGGGCGAGGAACTCCTTCGTAACTAGATTATGCAACTCGTTGAACTGGTCTTCGGTTGCCTTCTTTTTCATTTAAATAATACCAGGCATCGGATTAGAGCGTTTAGTTGGTGGTTTTAATTTTTGTTTTTTAGGTTTAAATTTACGAATTTTTAAAAAATCCATTAAACGTTCTACAGCATTAGGAGTAGTAAAAGTATAACCTTGTGTACCTGGCATACGATCTTTAGTACCAGAACCAGCTCCTTTTGTCATAGGACCTTGGTAATCGCGCTCTTTATCAGGTTTACCACCAGCATAAGGAAGCTTAATCGTCGAAGTAACATCAGCTTCACTTTGCCTTTGTTGGATTTTTAAACGCTCAATAGGATCTAAATTTGCTAAACCAGTGACTAGTTTGCTTTTCTTTTTCATCAATCCCAGCTCCGTCGCCGCATACGTTCTAAAATTCGATTAATCTGTGCTTCACTTGCAACACCTTTCATTGCTTCGACGGTAGCTTTATCGTCTTTGTAATCTTGAGCGTCGTATTTATCGCCAAGACTTGCCAAAAGTTTTTGACGATTACTTTTCTTTTTAGTTTTCTTTTTAGGAAAAAGCATTACGAAACCCTATACTTAACGTGACCGTTACCATCGTAGTAACACTGCCCAACAACCACACCAGCGGTTGCAGCAGTAGAATCGTTGCCGTAAGGACCGGGCAGATTAGGAAGGGCAAAATTACCGTTTACAGTAAGTGCAGAGGCAGTTGTAGTGCCTGTAAGTGTGACGTTATCAAGATCATGAGTGATAGGATAACGACCTGCAGGAATAGTCATAGTTAATTGCTTTTAAGAATCATTTGGTCAAGCTTGTTTTCAATACGAATCATGTGATCTTCCATTTTACGCATTGTTTCACTAAATTGTTCTTGTGGAACATAATTGGTTGCAACACGTAGTTCAAAAGCATCGACACGTCGATCTAATTCTGTTATTCTGTTGTGTAGTCTGTTTGTAAGTGCTGCGCCTGCTGCTAATGCAGCTACGGTAGCAGATACTACTGCTTCAATCATTTTTAAGGGCAACAATAGGAACTATATCGTGGCACAACACTTCTACTCGACTACCAGGTCGGAATGTAAAACCAGCCTTCATAATTTCGGTGCATTTCAATGCTCGAACTAG